GGCCCGGTAGGTCCGGCAACAGTCGAAGCTGCGCCGGTGGGGCCGGTGGGGCCGGTGCTGCCCGATGTGCCCGTAGGCCCGGTGGGGCCGGGAATCGTAGAGGCTGCACCGGTTGCACCAGTTGGACCTGTCGGACCAGTTACCGATGCACCATTAGCCCCGGTGGGGCCGGTGGGGCCGGGAACTGTAGATGCTGCCCCTGTGGGACCGGTCGGACCGGTGCCTGTAGGCCCAGTCGGTCCCGGCGTGGTTGATGCCGCCCCAGTTGGACCGGTCGGACCCGCTGCGCCCGCAGTGCCTGCCGGACCGGTTGGGCCGAGCATTCCACGGTCAATGATCGCAGTGATGTTGTTCGCGTCTTGTACGATGATCTTTGCAATGATGATGCTCAGACATTAGTGATGCCGTCAGACCGGATCAGGAACAACAGGAAAATGATGGTGTCATCAGCAGGGGTGGTGCCTGATGCTGCAAAACTTACCTTGATCCGACCCGAAAAGGCTACGGGAGAAGACGCGGCAATATCTAGCCCCGCTTCCCCGGCAATGATTCCCCATGCGCTATCGTCCAACACCACCGTAAAGAAGCCGGTAGCGTCATCACGATTGGTGATCGTGAGGTTGATCGGGGTGGGGGTCGGGGTGTAATTCCCGATGTTGAAAGTCAGACCGTTGCGGGTGTCCACAACATTGCTGACCGTGCGCCTGACAATCTGTGCGCTGATCGTTGCCCCTGTCAGATTGATGGGGACTACGGGGGTGCTGCAAGCGTCTTGCGCGAGCCGAATGTTCCAGTAGGTCTTTTGTTGGTAGACCAGTTCACCGGCAATGATCTGATTGTCAAAGCCGCTTACCTGTGCAAGCGTGTTCTTATTGAAGACCGCCATATTCGTTCCCTGTTCTCAGGTTGTGACGCTTCCCACACTCTTGCGGGTTGCGAATGGATGGTGTCTTGTCTTGTCAAATTCTATTTAAGTCTTGCCTCCAAGTCAGCAACTTTTTGCGACAGTTCCTGCACCGCTTTAATCAGGGGGGCAATGAATTCACTATAGCGTAAACCCTGAGTGCTTTCGGGATCGTCCTTGTCTGCCAAAACCCACCCGGCAAAGCTATCCACGCCAAGCTGATCTAGGGTCGTCTTGACTTGTTGGGCACTCAAGCCGTGGAAGGTACGCACGCCTTCCCGAGCCGGGGTTTCCTCCTGCTGACCAACAATGTTGCCTTCTTCGTCAACGATGTTGTTGACGATAGCCGCTTGAGCCACCTTCCATTTGTATTGGATGGTTTGCAGCTTGTTGATGAAGTTGAGTCCTAGCGGGTTATCGCCAAGGATGTTCTTTTCCCGTTCATCGGAGGTGTTGACCGAGCCACTGACCGCGTACACATCCACAAATCGGAAGGTTGCCGCGCCCAAGGTCATTGTGTTATCAGTTTCGGGGCGAAGGAAGTTGTCTTCTACCCGTGCGCGACCAGTTGCCTTTGTTGCAAAAAGAATAGCTTTTGGACTTGCGGAACCTGCTGCGCCCGAGACTAGATAAAGCGCATCATTGCCATCTGTGTAGATGTAAGCACCAAGTCCACCGGCTGCGGTTCTCCAACGAAGTTCACCGGATTGCGGGATTTGAATGCCGCTTGCATATAAACCTTGCGCTGCGGTGTTGCACTCAAAATAGCCACCCCAACCAATAAATGAACTTCCATATACGCCTTTGGCGTAATAAGAATATCCATCGACTCCGGCTTGCGCTACAAGCGATGTGGAGGTTGTGCCTGACACTCCATAAACCGCGCCACTACCGTAAATGCCGGAACCTTGATTTCCTGATGCTGATGATCCAAGGTGATTGGCTTGTATGCAATACCCGCTAAGGTATGAGTTTTGAACCAACAGACTTGTAGAGGTTGTGGCAGACCCCGCTACCCACACGGTTGTGTTTTGACCAAGTGAACTGTTGTTGCCTGAAAACTTTGCCGTACCACCAATGTCAAGGTTGCTTGATCCGGTCAAACTAAGTGAAGAACCATTCCAAAGCAATGATGCCGAAGATGATCCAATGCTGAACTTATATGCGCCACCGCTGTAGCCAAGGAAGAAGCCTGTGCCAGTGTTGTAGTCAGTTTGCCCACCTTGAATGTTGCCGGTGGTGCTGACCGTCAGCGTGTTTTGAATAGTCAATGCGCCCGTGTTGACCGTGATAGCCGACAGCGTGCCGACCTTCAGGCTTGAGATATAGGGTGTAGACCAAACCGTGTTGCCGGTTGTCGGGTCGTAAAGCAAATCCGCGCCGATGCGCCCGCAGTGCCCGAACCCGTGGGGCCGGTTGTTCCGGTTGGACCCGTGATGCCTGCATATCCCGCAGCAAGGATGCTTGCGGTTGTCCAATTGATCGTGCTAGTGGTTGCGGATTCGGGTTCTAGCAAATTGACAGTAGCCGCCCAAAGCGTAAAGCCTGCACTTGGTGAGGTTGTGATGGATGTAGACCATCCCGAAGGCGCGGGACTGATGTTGCCTGTTGACCATGTGTAGGTTGAAGTGCCGCTAATGGTCGGGATCGTCGCCGCCCATTGATACACGGTAGGCCGCGCAGTCTTAGAGCCATTGACCCCATTGCTTGACGAAGCGACAACTTGGAAGCCTGAAGTCCAACTGACCGTGGTTGTGGTCGCGGTTGCCGTATCAGTGACCGCTTTGGATGCAACCCACAAGTAAAGACCGGGAGTGCCAGGGTTGACAGGCAAAGTGGTTGACCATCCATTGCCACCCGTATAGCCCGAGTTCGTACCGGTGGCCCATGTCCAAGTGCTAGTGCCCGAAGGATTGCCGGGTTGCGTTGGCGACCACTGATACAGATACGCAATAGCTTGTTGCGTGCCGCTTGCGCCGGTAGGTCCGCTAGTCCCAGTGGGTCCGCTAGTCCCAGTGGGACCGCTGCTGCCCGTAGGACCACTGCTGCCCGTAGGCCCGGTCGGGCCGACTGCCGTTGTGGGTGCCCATACAAGCGCAGAGGAAACACTAGAAAGCTGAGAAGTGGCTACATCGTTTGCAACCTTGAAGGCGAAATAGTAGGTTCCCGCCGGTAGCGAAACATTGGTGAACTTGAATGCAAGCGAAGGTGTGAAGGCTTGAGAGTCTGAAGAAAACTCAGTGCCCCAAACTTTCCAATCTGATGCGCTTGGCGTGGCTGAAGTCGTGTAGTAAAGCGTAATGCTTGTGACACGCCCCGTGCTAGGCACATTGCAAGTCACGCTAAACGAAGGAACTGCCGCTGAAGGTAGTTGGTCACTTACCGTGGGAGCAGACAGGGCAGAGAAAAAATAAGCCGAATTCAGACCGCTATTAGGCGCAGGCGTGAATTGCTTGATGTTTTGATCGTCGTAGACAGCCGCGTTGTATTCGTTGCATTCCATCTGTGCGCCAAGGTTGCCGTCCGGCAATGATGTTTCACTGACCTTGGTGACGCGGAACAGCTTTGCACTCCAACCATAGTCGCTGTTCGTGATGCTAATAACATCACCGGCATCAACTTGAATGCCCGTATATGCAGTCGAGAAGGTAACGATTAGGTCTTCTCGCGCTTGCTCAAGCATTCGGTTGGCAAGGTATTGAGCCTGAACCGAATCATTGACTAGATCGAATGTGACCGTTGCTTTGTTCGCGGGTTCATTCGGGTACATCAACCCGCTTGGGGTTTCCAAATAGACAAGGTTGGGCTGATCCTTGTTTTCCTTCCACGGAAAGGTGGCTTCAACTTGGTTGATGCTTTGCGTAATGTCCGAAATGCTTACGCGCAGTTCACCAATGATGTTGGAATCATCAAACGCAAACGCGGTCGATTCAGCCTTGTTGATAATTGGCATCCATTGCCCGGTAGTCTCCTGATAGGCAAGCCAAGAATCACAAGCCGTAAGAATCTTGTTGATGTTGTTAAGGACAGCTTCACCCGTGTTCAGGACACCATTGATCCGATAGCGGGGCTGAGTCGAAGAACCACCCGTGTAGGGTTCAAAGGTGATGACCTGATCCGAATAGGTGTTAAGTGCGGTGCAAGCTGTTGTGTTGACATTGGCAAGAGGAACCGCGCAGCCGTAAACATCAGAAGTCAGATAGTCGCGCAGCACATCACCGGGTCTAGCCGCGCCCGCGCTATTCAGATAGTGCGAAACCTTAAAGGTGATCGGCTGAAGACCAGTGGTGCCCGCTTCGCTGTTGTAGGTCAGCTTGACGATGGCAAATGCAAGCCCGTTCATCTGACGGTTGCTTGCAGGCCACCGCAGGCTAGGCGTAATGTCTGAACCGCCCATCACCACGCTTGGTGCGGAACCAGTCACATTGGTAATGACACCCGCTTGCGTAGAGGTGTAAAGGCTGATGTAGAGGTTGCCCGAAATCTTAGTGTCTA